GACTGGCAAAAGCTCCGCAGCATGCTGAAGATCGGCTGTGACTACAACCACTACAGAGACGATTACTTCAACGAATGCCGCCCCGAAGACGGTATCCCACTCGAAATTCAGCAGGACGCTGAGTCTCTTTACCGGCAACTGGAAAATGCCTCGCCCGAGGAGAACCGTGATGGATAGATGGCACGGCGATGAGCAGTACCAAATCCTCACCGCCACCGTACAGGACGTATGCCAGACGCTTGGCAATCCTGCTAGCTGGGATGCAGATGGGCATGACGCGCTGTTCTGGGCGAAGCGGCTGGGAGATGCGGACTTCTTCGCCAATCTCGGTCCTGCTGACCACATGGCGATCCTGTACGCGGTGATGAACAGCAATAGCCCGTGGGTGCTTGGGTTGCAGAGAGATATCAAGCACGCCATAGCCATTGAGATTGAGGGCTGACATGACCCTCCCCCTCTTCATCCTGTGCGGCCTGTGCGCCGCTTACCCCTTGGGCCTGATTGGCGACCGCGCCATGGCCTTTCTGAGGAAGTCAGCATGAACAAGATCACCCACGGTGGCCCGGCGTTTCCCGTGCCAATTAATCCAGGGGAGTCATACCAAGAGCATTCGCCATGCGACGGCATGACCCTGCGCGACTACTTCGCGGCCAAGGCCATGCAGGGAATGCTGGCCGTGCCTGATGACCAGCGCTACGGCGACAGGGCCGACAAGACTCTGAGCATCGAGGAATGGCAGCAGTGGTGCGTCACAGGTGTGGTCGAACACGCCTACCGAGTTGCCGACGCCATGATCCGCGTGCGAGGTGCCCAATGATCCGCCTCCTAACCATCCTCAAAACCCACGGCCTCATGATCTTCTTCGGGGCCGTTTTTCTGCTCGCTACCTGCGTTCTTCGACCCACTCTCGACAAGTACGAGCATGAACGGGTGGCGAAGGAAGGCGGGACTATGTACGCCGCAAAGGACTAGACATGTCGAAAACACACTGGAAGCTCCTGATCAACCCTGACTACATCGGAGCCTATGCCCTGGAAGAAGGTCAGGACCTAACGGTGACCATTGACTGGGTCCAACAGGAAGCTGTGACCGGTACCGGTGGCAAGAAGGAAGATTGCACGGTCGCGCATCTGGTTGGACAGAAGCCGATGATCCTGAACGTCACCAACTCCAAGATGATCGCCAAGCTATACGGGCCGTACATCGAGGACTGGGCCGGGAAGCCGATCACGCTGTACGCCAGCACGACCAAGCTAGCGGGCGAGACGGTCGAGTGTCTGCGAATCCGCCCCAAGGTGGTGGTCAAGCAGCCGCCCAAGATCAGCGCGGAGCGGTTCGGCAAGGCCATCGCTTCGATCAAGGCCGGGGAGTACACCACCGACAAGCTGCGGGCGAACTTTACGCTGACCGGTGAGCAGGAAAAGGAACTGGAGGAGGCGCTAAGTGAAGCCACTGTTTAAGGTCCGCTGCTCGTCCCTGTCCGTGATCATGACCGACCCGAAGGCGAAGTCCGCGGTTCTGTCGGAGGGCGCCAAGACGTACTTGGAAGGCGTGGCTAAGGAATTGGTCTACGGGTACACCTACAGCCCTACCGCCAAGTACATGGAGAAGGGCAAGATCGTCGAGGATCAGGCCATCGCGCTCTACAACTCGGTCTTCTTCACCAACCACACTAAGAACACCGAGCGCCGCGAGATCGACTACCTGACCGGCGAGTGCGACATCTTCACCGGTACCAAAATCATCGACATCAAGTCGGCCTGGTCTCTCCACACCTTCCCCGCCACCGCGGCTATGGGCGCCTGCAAGGAATACGAATGGCAGATGCGCGGATACATGAAGCTCTGGGACGTTGACGAAGCCGAGGTTGCTTACTGCCTCGTCAACACGCCGGATGAGCTGGTGGGCTACGAAGACGCCGACCTTCACTACGTCGACCACATTGACGAGGTTCTGCGAATCACCCGCGTCCAGTACACCCGCGACCGAGAGCTGGAAGAAAAGATGGAAACCCGCGCACGCGCGGCCCAGGAATACGTCATCGAAGCCATGCAGCGCATTGGCGAAGAACATCAAGGATAGACCATGGCATCGGTTAATAAGGTAATTATCGTGGGCAACCTGGGGCAAGACCCTACCGTCCGCTATAGCCCCGATGGCGGTGCTATCTGCAACATCTCCGTTGCCACCACCGAATCTTGGAAAGACAAAGCGACGGGGGAGAAGAAAGAGAATGTCGAATGGCACCGGGTGGTGCTCTTCAACCGGCTAGGGGAGATTGCCGGTGAATTCTTAAAAAAAGGGCGCTCGGTTTACATCGAGGGTCGATTGAAAACCCGCAAGTGGACCGATAAAGACACCGGGGCTGATCGGTACACAACCGAGATCGTTGCTGACCAAATGCAAATGTTAGGCGGCAAGGGTGACGAAGTGGACCGCGCCCCATCGCAACGCCCCTCATCGCAGCAGCCGCAACGCCAAGCTCCAGCCCAGTCTGGCGGCTACGACGACGAACCGCCTCCTTTTTGAGCCATCCCCCCGCAGCCCCGTACCCCGCCGTCTGTCCGGGGCGGCCCTTCTATTGCCTGGAGATCCAAATGGAATCCAAAGATGCCCCCACGTCCGACGACGACCCGGTAGTTGATTTGGTGATGGCCTTGGGTCTTCC